GTTTGGAGATACCGTTCCCGGTAATGGCGGTGGAGATGTTTATCGTGAAGGTAATTATCAATCGCCCATGTATGGAACGTATGCCGCAAAGGCCTTTTTACGCTCTAATGTAGCTCCTCTTACATATGTGCGTCTCTTAGGACAGCAGGACTCTAATCCGACCACCGCTGGCCAAGCCGGCTGGGCAACTCAAAATAACCCCGCCGTCGCGCAGGCCAACAATGGCGGCGCCTACGGCCTCTTTGTTTTTCCGAGTGCTTCTACAGACGGAACCTCAGTCGGCGGAGCAAACGCAGGTACTGGCTCCTTAGCTGCAATTTGGTATTTAGATGAGTCCTCCGGGGCAGACATTCAGTTGAGTGGAACTGTTTTTAACACGCACACTGGAATGGGAGCCGATGGAAACACCAATACGGTTAGTGGTGGTGTTGGACTGTTGGTGGAAGCAGATTCCAACAAACTATTCACAGTTGTAATTTCCGGAACCGGAAGTGGCGAAAAAATTAAGTTTGGATTTGATGATACCAAGGAAACTTTTATCCGCAAGCGTTTTAATACAAATCCGCAACTCACAAGTACCGGTGGAACTTTATATCCGGCCGGCGCAAGAAAAGTTTATTGGCTTGGAGAAACCTTCGAAGAGCAATTAAGGTGCGGGAGTCCCGCAGCCAATGCGTTAACCGGTAGTGGAACAAATCTTACAACTGCTGCATTAGTCGGCGCCATTCTGCCGCTCGCCTTAAGTGGAACCGCAGGAACTGGTCCCCAGAATGTAAAGAATCAGGCTTCTAGAGAGGCAGTCGCAGGCTGGTTTATTTCTCAAGATCTCGGAGCAGCAGCAGGTTTTAATCCTGAAAGTATGCAAAAGCTCTTTAGATTAAAGGGCCGCGGCCATGGCGAATGGTTGCACAAGAACATTAAGGTGTCTATTCAAGACATTAGAACATCGACAGCCGCTGGCTATGATTATGGATCATTCTCTGTAGTCTTACGCTCAATCAGCGATTCTGATAATGATGTTCAGATAATGGAAAGATTCGATGGCTGTACTCTCGATCCGACTTCTCCCAACTTCGTTGCGCGAAAGATCGGAGATCAGTATCTCAAGTGGGATACTACACAGAAGAGATTACGTCGATATGGCGAATATGTCAACAACTCTAAGTTTGTTTACGTTGAAATGAACTCTGACGTAGAAGCAGGCGCAACAGATCCGCTCTACCTCCCCTTTGGATATTATGGTCCACCAAAATGGTCCGATATCCTCAACATTGGGGCTTCGGATGCCACACGCGTTAGTTCTAGTAAGGATGGTTTGGGAACTTTGGGTGCCGGTGGTCTTGTGTCCTCCACTGTGTGGAACAACAAGTCCGTTTATATGTCTGTATACTCAATGACCGGTACGGTAGTTAGTCTTGCAGGAAATATGGGAGTTGGCTTTACAGGCGCACCCTTAGCAACTGGTTCAAGTAATATTGGCCAGATTTCTGCATCTTTGATTTTCCCCACGGATCGCTTGCGGTCTTCCGCCTCCGATGGTGGCATGTCTGACCCAACAAATGCGTATTTTGGATATCAAACATCACGCGATGCTACAAGCACACGCTTTGATGCTAGTACCGCAGACGCACATAGGTTGCTCTTTTCGGATTTCCCGGCTGACCCCACTTTGGGTGCCATCCGCGCTACTGCCCTTAAGGGGTGCGATGGATGGGGGTATATCTTTACTTTGGATGATGTTAAGAAAGACGACTTAAATATCTATACATGGCTTTCTGGAGCAAGACGCGGCGAGGTTAGTGTAACAAGCGCATCTTATGCGGATTTGCTTAACCAGGGATTCAATCGCTTCACGGCACCTTTGTGGGGCGGTTTCGATGGGCTTAATATCAACCTTCCCGATCCGCTATACAATGCCGGAATGACGGTTGGAAGCTCCACCGAGAGAAATAGCTCAATTTATTACACATACAAGAGAGCTATCGACACAGTGGGCGATCCCGAATATCTGGATATGAATCTGTTGGCGGTCCCCGGATTGACAAACGATGACTTAACCAGTCACATGGTTACTGTTGCGGCAGAACGCGCTGATACGTTGGCGTTAATTGACTTGAAAGATGTATATGTCCCGCGTTCGGAAGCATATTATTCTGATAAGTCTAATCGTCTTCGTACAACGCCCACGCAGGCTTCTAATAACTTGCGCGATAGAAGGATCAACTCCAGCTATGGCTGTACTTTCTACCCTTGGGTCCAAACCCGAGATGAAGGAACGGGCACGCTCTTGTGGGTGCCACCGTCTGTAGCTATGATGGGCGTTCTCGCCAGTTCGCAGGCTAAGGCAGACTTATGGTTTGCTCCCGCCGGCTTTAACCGCGGTGGTCTTACTGAAGGTGCTGCTGGAATTCCGATTACAGCAGTGACTGAAAGATTAACCTCCAAGAATAGAGACACCCTCTATGATGCAAGAATCAACCCCATTGCTTCCTTCCCCAACACAGGAATCGTGGTCTTTGGACAGAAGACTCTTCAAGAAGGTCAATCCGCTCTTGATAGAATCAATGTTCGCAGACTGGTGATTTACCTTAAGAAGCAAATTTCCATTCTTTCCACTCAAATCTTGTTCGAACAAAACGTTCAAGCGACGTGGAATAGATTCAAGTCTTTGGTAGAACCGTTCCTTGCGAACGTTAAGACTAACTTTGGTATTACTGATTACCGATTGATTTTGGATGAGTCTACAACGACTCCAGACCTTATCGACCAGAACATCATGTATGCCAAGATTATGATTAAGCCTGCCCGAGCAATCGAATATATCGCAATTGACTTTGTGATTGCTTCTACGGGAGCATCGTTCGATGACTAAAAGATGTGGGAGATTTTTCTCCCACCCACTATTTAATTGTAGAAGAAAGAGGAGTTATTAAATTATGCCATTCTGGTCAACCAACTTTGGAGAAGATCCCACCCTCCACGATCCCAAGAGAAAATTTAGATTTACAGTGGAGATTCAGGGGATCGATGCCCCGGGAGCAACATTGTGGTGGGCAAAGACAGTATCAAAGCCCGCGTTTCAAATTGCTGCAGCAGAACACAAGTATTTAAACCATACGTTTTATTATCCTGGATCTGTTACGTGGCAAGATGTTTCGATGACACTTGTAGATCCGGTCGATCCAGACATGACAGCAACCCTTTCCGCTATTATAGTAGAATCGGGCTATACTCCACCCACAGATCAGAACACTTTAACAACTATGTCAAAGGCCAAGTCAGCCGGCGCATTGGGCTCCGTCATTATCACACAAATTGATCATGATGGAAACCCGCTCGAAACGTGGACACTTTGGAATGCTTTTATTACAGAAGTTAAGTACGGCGATTTGGGATATGGCGAAGATGATTTGACTGAACTGACTATGACCTTGAAGTACGATTGGGCCCGTGTTGAAACTACCCATCCCTCCAAGGCAGTCTCAAACGCCGGAAGCTCTTTCTTTAATGTTTAATAAATAGAGGTGTACATTGTCGAGAAATAAAGGACGTGTAGGGGATATTGCACAAAAACCTGAAGATACCAACCCCCCTCCACAAGTATTACAACAACAAGAGAATTCTGGATTTTCGTTTGTTGTCCCCACTGAGTTTGTAGATTTACCTTCTCAGGGTAGGTATTATCCAGAAGGCCACCCACTGCATAATCAAGAGAGTATCGAGATTAAGCAGATGACAGCCAAAGAAGAGGATATGCTCACATCGAGAACTCTTCTTAAAAAAGGTATTGCGCTAGATCGCGTAGTTCAAAGTTTGATTGTTGACAAGACGATCAACACTGATACTATGCTGATTGGAGACAAGAACGCATTAATTATCGCAACGCGCGTTTCTGGTTATGGAAACGATTACAACACAAAAGTAACGTGTCCAGCTTGCGCAGCCACTGAAGAATATAATTTTGATTTGAACGATAGTACCATTTATCGCGGAGAAGAGATTAGTATTCTTGATGTTACAGATAATAGTGATGGAACGTTTGATGTTGTACTTCCGAGATTACAAACGAATGTTACGTTTAGATTATTAATAGGGGCCGATGAAAAAAGACTCCTCAATACCAAAGCATCTAGAAATGTGGCGTTCGAAAAAACAATTACAACGCAGTTATTAAACATTCTCGTTGCTGTTAATGGCGATGATTCTCGGGAAACATTGCAATATGTCATTGACAACATGCCATCGATGGATTCCCGGCACTTAAGAGCTTGTTATCGCGCCGCAGCCCCCAATATAGACTTAACACAAACTTTTGTGTGTGAGGAATGCGGCCACGAACAGGAAATGGAGGTGCCGCTTAACGCGGACTTTTTTTGGCCTGACCGATAACTATATGGAGAACATTTACGAACAGTTCTTCTTTCTAAAATATTCGGGCGGCTGGTCATTCTCAGAAGCTTATAATTTGCCAGTCGGCTTGCGTAGGTGGTTTGTCGAGCGATTAGTGCAGCAACTTGAAGCAGAAAAATCAGCAATTGAATCCGCCCAAGGG